AAAAAATAAATTTTTATTTTCAAAACCATGTTACAACGCTATATATGTTACAATGTTAAATAAGTATTGATATAAGCCACTTATTTAAGATTAAATTGTAACATAGCCATGTTACACGTGTTACAATGCGCATAAACATTGACTTTTCAAATGTTACAAATTTTCCGTACGCGCGCGTATGAAAATGAATTATTGAAAAATGTCTCCTAGAAAAAAGTTCTATAGGGTGTATAACCAGATATGCCCAAAAAAAGACGTAAGAGAATAGCAGCCGACAGCTCTCCAGAGATACCCTATCCAAGAGTGAGGGTCGAATGGATCGATTGCGTTAGTGATAGTGGTTGGGCCACAGATAAAGAGTTTGATAAGATGAGATTAGCACAGCCAGTAAATGAGGGTTGGCTGTATTCAAAAGATAAGAAATCTATCAAGCTGTTTGCATCTTACGATAAAGACGAGGATGGTCTTACTTTTGGGGATCGGACGATGATTCCTCGTCAGTGGGTGAAGAAGATAACTCGGCTGTAACTATCTGGGCATCCTTGTCAATGATAGGCTGATAAAATTTAAGAGCTTCTTTTACTCTCGCATCTATATCCTCTTGTGAGGTATTCTCATGTTTATGAAGATGTATCTCATTATTGTTCTGTAAACCACCTGCTTTACCCCTACCTACCTCTGCGTTTATAGCAGCAGACCAGGCTTTATTCTTTCTTGATTCATCCCTTAATTTACCTAATTCTGCAAGGTGTCCCTCGTAAGTTATATCATATTTCTTTAACAGCTCTGATCTTCTACTGCCTATATATTCAACAACTAAAGGGTAATGTCTTGGATCCTGTAATCTACTGGCGGTCACGTGAGCTGAATCCTCAGCATATCCAGCCGCTATCGCACAATCTGTTGCAGTCATTCTACCCTCTTCTGACACGATTAGATTAGCAAATTTGATCTGCATTGCCGTTAATTTTTTTGGTACTCCCATGGTTGAATTATATAAATTATAGGATATATTGCAAGTCAGAATGAATGGAAGATTATTAAGACAAGTGTTAGATAAGATGATGAAATCACCCGCAGCTCAAGATGCAAGGGTTCAAGTTTGTTTACCAGATGGTAAATTTTATGATGTTACCTCTTTACAATTGCTAGAAAATAAAATAATTGGTCATAGAGAATCTCATAGATTAGTGTTTACAGTTAAAGCTGAGACCTGGAATATGGGTAAGATTTTGAAGAAAGTTGGAGATACCACTTAGCTTGAAAATTAGCCTGAAATGAATAAAGGAGAGACCAAATTTTGGCATGAAATTAAAGCGTTCAATATTAAAAATAATCGCAAATTATCATTTACACGCTTGGAAAATAGTGCTGCACACGGGACTCCTGATCTATTGGGGTATAATAATTCTAGCAAGTTTTTCACTGTAGAATTAAAGCTAAAAAAAGCTAAAAAAATTGTCTTCTCACCACATCAAATATCCTTTCATGTTAGACATCCTAAGAATACTTTCATACTGGTAAAAGAGTTGCCAAAGGCCCTCGGTCAGGGGGCTATAAAACTTTATGAGGGGACTGAGATCCACGCGCTTGTGGGCGGGACCCACCCCACGCCTGTGGCCTGTGGCTTGTCAGCTTGCTGCCTGTTCCTTGAGCGCCTGTAGCCTGTGGGCTGTTGCGTGCTTGCGGGCGGGGCCCTCCCAGAAATCTATATTTTTTTTTAATGTTCACCGTAAGCTATATTTTTAACGTTCTTGTCCCAACACGCCCGGCAATCTTTACATTCATTATTTTGTTTTGGTGCTGGACATGTAGCTTCTTTTGTAACTACAGTTGAAGTATTTGGCCAGGCGCCGGCTGGCGCCTGGTCTATCATGGGCATTGAGAATCTTACGACCAGATTTTTTGGAGCTCTAGCGACGTGTTCCTGGGTCCACGCTTCACGCGTCGGCAGCCAATGACTGACACCAGGTGTCAACTCGCAAACCTGATAAATTTTGTTTAGGTGTTCCAGGTCCTGAACATCGCCGGAATCGTGCCATCTGAAATATCTAGATTTTTTTGAATTAATTAAAAAGGCCATGGCTGCAACCCAGCCAGGATGTTTGATAGATTTCAACCTTCTATACTGGGCAGCCTGGACAACTTTAAAAACGTAGCAGCCCTTGAGCGCGTAACAATTAGAACAGGTCGAGCCCTTAACCTTCTGGAGCTTAGCGCCGGTCTTACACTCGGCGGCCGGCAGGCCATAACACCAGCCTGGAATTTTCGACGGCCTCGAAAGGCCTCCAACTAATTTAAGAGCCTCACTAGTTTTCACAGTTTTTTTAACTTCTCAATAAAACCTGGATATTCTTTGGCCATGTCTTCACCATACACTTCAAACCAGATTTTAATAATTTGTTTAATTAATTTCTCTTTCATGAATCTAATATAGGATATTGTAGGAAATAAACAAGAAAAATATTTTTATTTTTTTTAAATTTTTTTCTTGACATATCCTATTTTATCCTATATACTTGGCCGGTGGCTGGGGATGGCGGTGGCATGTAGAGAAGAGCCTGTGGGCGGGGCCCACCCTAAAAAAATAAATAATGGCTTGTGGCTTGTGGCTTGTGGATTTATCTGGCATCCCAGAAAATTAAAGCAGCCTAGTCCCAATGCTCGCAAAGCTGGGTCGTAGGCTGCTTGCGATCCAGGACTTACGCCTGCCGCCGGAGCCGCGGGTCCGCCTGGATGCCTGGCCGGTGCGTTCTGTTCAATAAAGACCTTACTAACACCGACGAAGCTCGATCAGTAGACTTGTTCCGCTACTCTGGAAAAAATCTTCTTCCTACTGATCCCAGAGTAGTCAGATAACCCCTTTGTATCTTTACGCGCGCTTGGTTCCGACAACAACGTACCGTAGGCAGAGGTTGTCCGGCATTGCCTAACTACTCAGGGATCAGTGATCCCAACTTTCTAAATTCATCCTACACTATCCCAGACCAGCTGTCAAGCTTTTACGTTCGAATGAACCAGAGATCAGTCGGCGATTGCTCGCCGACTGATTAATTAATTAGCAGATCTTAAAACCTCCACTAAATCTGCAGAACTCCGCAAACTCTTTCACGTGATCCAAGCTAAAAGGGTAGGACGCACTCCATAATTTTTTATTATAAATTTCGTCCCACTTATCCTTATCAGCTTTTGGAAAGTCCAGTGGAGCAAGATTAGATTTTCCTAATCTTTTTTCAACACTCTTACAAAATTTTTTTAACTCCTTTTCAACTTTGTCGTTGTGTTTTTCTGCTTTTACTCTCTCCTTCTCATAATCATCTTGAAATTTTTGAGTGTGTCCACTCTCAATCAAGACCTGTAATTGATTATGAATTTGTTTGGCAGTCTCGTCGTCAACCTCATGACCGCCATTCTCGTGCCAAAGGTTGGTGTCGTCCTCTTCAACGCAACCTGTGAATTTAATCACGTAGTCCGCCAAAGGTCTCCACCACCAAACGTTGGAACGAAAGTAATCGCCGACAACCTCGTTCCTATATTCCTCCGACTTTGCAAAGTATTCTTTTCTTTGCTCCTCAGTCGTCGGTTTGTCCCAATCCAATTTTGGCTTGATTGCCTTGTTTGGATTGTGAGGGTTCATTCCATATAAATCAAAACCCATTTTTTCCTCCTTTGTTAAAGTTAAATCCTATTAAATCCTACAACATAGTCAATAAAAAAATAATTTATTTTCAACTAAAAAGTGATTGACACAAGATGTAGGGGTCCGGGCAGAGAGGAGCTTGTGGGCGGGGCCCACCCAGATTTTTTTTGTTAAGTGCATGTGGGCGGGGCCCACCCTTATTTTTTTTTTTCTGGGCGACCAGAAATCTGATCGCCCAAAATTTTTATTTTTCGTCTAACCAATCTGTGGCATAACTTTCTCTAAAAGTTGGAATGATTGGCAATTCTTTTATATTTGTATGAATTGCCCCTGCGTCGTTGCCCTCGTCATCTTGCGATGGAGTTAAAACAACTCCATCCTCCAAGTATATCTCGCAAGGTTGTTGATCCCAACCAAAGACTCTTTCAGTTTCTTTCGGGTCTAACCACTCAACTTTAACTATTTTTTTGCCAACCAAATGTTTGTTGACTAGATCTTGCCAATAGTTTTTTTTCATAACACCTTACCCATTCTATTGATGTAGATATAACCTTGTATGTCCGACCCATTTTTGGCTTGGGCTTTTAAGATAGTACAAAGATGATTAATATCTTTTTTAGATGTATATCTAAAAGAATTATCAACAACCTCGAGTGTAGAGGTTATATCAATTGTTTGATATTTTTTATCTTTTTTCATTTTGCCCCTTTCTGAAAAATGTTAAATGTGATTGAAACAATGTCAGAGTTTGCAGTTGTGTATCTCTCTCTGTCTCTGTCCCAAAAGGTCATATAACGTTTTCCTGTTTTTTTGTTTATACCGATTTTACTTTTTTCATCCCAAGTGCCTTTTCTTGAAACACTTTGACCATGAAAATTTTCTTCGCCATTGATATATTGTGGCGTCCAAGTGACGAAGAATTTTGTGCCTTTGTCCATCATATTTATTTTTCCTTTCTATTGACATTTATAATATAATATCCTATATTTGTCAAATGAAAGGAGGAATAAAAATGGAAAATACACACTCGACATTTTTAGTGTTAAGAATAAGCGAAGACAAAGACAATGGAAATACAGATATTGACGTTGTTGAAAGCTTTGT